CTTCGATTACCCTGTCTAGAGCCCTGACTGCTGACATTGCTGCAATGACTAAACGCATGATTAGGCCTGTCCACTTGACACAGGAAGTTGTTGAATACGATGTCATCAAGGATACTCTCAAAGATCTTTGGAGGTGGTATAACAGGATACTTGACAATGCGATAGCCAATCACACTCAGGACTATGTTGGTAGGTACCTTAGCGATCTCTTTTCCATCTACACTGCACACCTAGGCGGCTCTCTCATGTCTAGTGCTGTCCCTGGTCTCGTCGATGCTATTGTCAATGAATTTAGGCCCAAGCTCTTCATGCCTAGACAGGACATTACCACGTTGCTTGACCTTCTGCGCAAATTGCCTGACTCTTGTGTTCATGACTTCGGCAGACTCTCGAAAATTGTCCCTGCATATGACATTAATCCGATCTATTCTTTCGTTGATCGTGCTAGGAAGATGAATCAGCCTAATCCCCGTGGCAAAGCAGAGCTAATCAGTGATTATGACGTCAAGATTACTGAGCACACTCCGGCTGAGAGGAAGGCTAGCATGGAAAAGTTCAAGGCTGCTGCTAGAGTCATGGTCACTTTGGCTGACATTAGATCTGGCATTCTTATGGCTTTACCTCAGGATGAACTCGATGGTGCTGAGAACGATGCATATGCCACCCTTGTGTCTAAGATGAGGACTGCTATGAAGATGATTACTTGCCGTGCCGTTTATCGCCAGTTTCCCGATCTAGATGTACCAGACAGCGAGCGCAAGGAGGCTATGGAACAGGCCAAGGCGTTGCTCTCTAATGCCGAGATGCCTACTAATCCTTGGGCTGGCGCATACCTTGACATCACCGAGAGCATGGCGTATGAGAAGCGTGGTGAACCAGATCTTGCGATCGTGAAAGCTACTGCGATTGTCTCCAGCGTTCCGCATATTGCGTTGAGCAACTTAGGCACTATGAAGCGGGCTACTCCTTGCAGAGATTGTGATGGCAACCGGACTCAAGGTGCTGGCACGATGATCACTGACTTTCTCCTCGGCAAGTTCCCTAAGCATGATGACTGCCTCATGTTCGTTGCTAATCAGCAGGTGATTGCCTCGACTTCAGACAAGGTGGAAACGAATAAGTATCCCATGAAGACCCGAGTTATTACTTCCATGTGCGCTGAAGGCAGGAGGATCCAGGGTGAGTTCGAGATGAATAATGGCCGTGTACTCATCAACACTCCCGGCTTCATGATCGGTGCCACACCTGCAGACCGTTTAAGGCGAACCTATGCTGCCCTTCGAGCCGACGTCCCACCTGAGAATACCAGATTGTATGGTAGTCTTGACCTATCTTCTTATTCTCAGGGTATGCATTGGGATATGCAGGTTGCAACTAATGATGTCCTCACTGAAGCTTACAACATGGAGGCGAGTTACCAAGCTCTCATTGAAGCATGCACCAAGAACAGCTATATGGTGCGCTCTGAGAATGATGTACGCCTCTTCATGGTGAATAGCATTGGGTCCAACTATGAGGGTCTTGATGGCAAGAGGAACACCTTTATGCATTGCGTCATTTGGTACCTTGCGAGATGTGAAGCTTATGCTGCTGGTGTTACGGGCAGTATGCGTGCTTTCCTCTATATTGACGACGGTGCTTTCAGCCTTGAAGTCGCGAAGGAAGACTTGATCGAGACTACTAGGACTCTGCGTGGCGCTCTGATTTCTTGTTACACTGAGTATGGCTTTAAGCTCAACCTTAACAAGACCGTAATCAGCACGAGTTACATGCAGTTTCTGAATGAACTCTTCCTTCATGGCGTCCACATTGGCTATGGTTTCCGTGCTCTTTGTCATACAGCTTCCCAGTCCTTTCCCATTGCTGCTACCATCTCGGAGGAGCTTGAGGTTATCAGTGGTGGAATACGAGGAGCTGGAATTGCAGGAGGCCACCCATTCAGACTCATCATGGGTTATACCTACATTCTGTGGATGTACATTGCTGGCATTGTTGGCAACAAAGGTTTTTCACTCCGATGTAATGATGCATATACCCTGATGACTGTTCTCATGCTCCCTACTAATGCTGGTGGCTTTGGGTGCCCCGGTTGGACTTCTCTTTTCAGCAACTTGGCTGGTCATACTGATGTCGAGAAGCTGCATAGGCTTAAGTCCATGATTAGGATGGTGAACACTTATTTCCCTAAGCGATACATGGGCCTTTATCTGTATGCTAAG